TGAATGGTATCAAGCATTTGATGATGCAGGACAGCAAAAAATAAATTATCTACGAAAGATGAGAAAAAATGGTGAGAAGTTAAATGCAAAACCTAGAATAGAGTTATCTACTATTCATGCAGCAAAAGGTGGTGAAGCTGACAATGTTTTGTTACTAACTGATCTAACACAAACAACAATGAATACATATGAAAGAAACCCAGATGATGAAAATCGTTTGTTCTATGTTGGTGCAACTAGAACAAAAGAAAACTTACATATTGTAGAACCTAAAAAACAAAGCAAAGGATATATACTATGACACACAAAAATGATTTTGATGATGCGTTTCCACAAGAACGACAAATAGGAGGAAGTCACTACAAAGATTTTTTTATTCAACCTTACGAGTTTATTGCAAAAAATGATTTATCATTTTTTCAAGGCAATGTTGTAAAATACGTATGCAGGTACAAGTTGAAAAATGGTATACAAGACTTAGAAAAGATTATACACTACTGCGAGTTGGAAATAAAAAAATTACAAGATACTGAATGATACAGAAACCCATGTTTAGTCCACCAACAGAGTGGCTACCACCAGAAAATTTTCCAGATCTATCTGACCACAAAGAGATTGCAATAGATTTAGAAACTAAAGATCCTGATTTAAGAAAGATGGGATCTGGTAGTGTATCTAAGAATGGTGATGTTGTAGGTATAGCTATTGCTGTCGAAGGATGGTCTGGTTATTATCCTATCGCACACGAAGGCGGTGGTAACATGGATCGTAAAAAAGTTTTAGGATGGTTTCAATCTGTTCTTAAAACACCTGCAGACAAAATATTCCACAACGCCATGTATGACGTGTGTTGGATACGAGCACTCGGTTTAAGTATTAACGGACGTATTATTGACACGATGATTGCATCGGCCTTAGTTGATGAAAATCAAATGCGCTATGACTTAAACAATTGTGCTAAACGATACACCGGCAAAAGTAAAAATGAAAGTGATTTATATGCAGCTGCAAAAGATTGGGGTATTGACGCCAAGGCAGAAATGTATAAACTACCTGCCATTTATGTTGGTGCATACGCAGAAAAAGATGCAGAGATAACATTAGAACTTTGGAAAGAATTACAAAAAGAAATATACACCCAAGATATAGAATCTATTTTTTCATTAGAGACAGAACTTTTTCCTTGCCTAGTCGATATGCGTTTCCTAGGAGTAAGAGTAGACGTTCAAGCTGCTCATAAATTAAAGCAACAGTTAGTTGAACAAGAAAAGCAATGCCTACTAGAAGTAGGTAAAGAAACACAAGTAGACGTTCAAATATGGGCTGCAAGATCGATTGCACAAGTGTTCGATAAATTAAAACTAGATTATGATAGAACTGAGAAAACACAGTCACCTTCCTTTACTAAAAATTTTTTACAGAATCACCCCCACCCACTGGTAAAACTAATTGCCCAGGCCCGTGAAATCAACAAAGCCCATACCACATTTATTGATACCATATTAAAACATTCTTATAAAGGTAGAATACATGCTGAGATAAACCAACTTAGATCCGATAATGGTGGCACTGTGACTGGTAGATTTAGTTATTCTAACCCTAATTTACAGCAAATTCCTGCAAGAAACAAAGACCTTGGACCAAGGATCAGGTCGTTATTTATACCCGAGGAGGGCCATACATGGGGTTGTTTTGACTATTCACAGCAGGAGCCTAGGTTGGTAGTGCATTATGCTGCTTTACAGAATCTGTATGGCTCTGGAGAGGTTTTAGATGCATATAATGAAGGTGATGCAGACTTTCATAGTATTGTAGCTGAGATGGCTGACATACCTAGATCACAAGCTAAGACTATAAATCTTGGTCTGTTTTACGGCATGGGTAAAAATAAACTACAAGCAGAACTTGGTATATCAAAAGATAAATCAGATAGTTTGTTTAGACAATACCACAACAAAGTTCCATTTGTAAAACAACTGATGGATAATGTAATGCACAGAGCACAAGACTCTGGTAAGATTAGAACTTTACTTGGTAGGTTGTGTAGGTTTCATCTATGGGAACCAAATCAATTCGGTATACATAAAGCATTGCCTCACGATGCAGCACTCGCGGAACACGGACCAGGGATCAAACGTGCATACACATACAAAGCATTAAATAAATTGATACAAGGATCAGCTGCTGACATGACAAAGAAGGCAATGATAGAATTATATAAAGAAGGTATCACACCACACATACAAGTTCATGATGAGTTAGATATATCTGTCGACGGTAACGCAGATAAAATTGTTGAGATTATGGAGAATGCTGTTAATCTAGAAGTCCCTAACAAAGTTGACTACGAATCAGGTCCTAACTGGGGAAGTATAAAATGAGGATAATTTATGGCTTACTTAAATGCAAATATTCCTGTACAATACGCGCAAATAAAAAAGGAGTATTTATATGATCTTAAAAAACATCATGGAGAAGTTGAAGACTGTATTATCTTCGCTATTGCCGGAATCACTGGCAGACCAATTCTCTTCCATGCCATCATGGAAAACGGTGCTATCTTTTATCGTCTACCCATATCAGCTTTTATACAGCGTGGTTACAGGCCAGAAGAAGTTCCAATTAGAAGATTGGATGAACTGGAACTGTGGAATTGTTTTAGTTATTACCCTTCTATTACTAGTTTTGATATTCTAGACGGACAAGCTGGCAAATACATAGGAAAAGATAAGAAGTGGCATCACGGAAAATATTTATTTACCGTTGACTTTGCACATCCAGAGAGTAATATAGTAGATACTGATCACTCCGAGATCCCGCACGAACACAAGTGCGCACACATACTTGCGTTAGATGATGGCAACTATGCGGCACAGCCAAACAACAGATTAATATGGGATATACCATCTTTTACTGTAAAAGATAACATTCCTGATTGGAAGGTACAAACTTCTGAATGGAACGTAGAAGATACTGGACAGTGGAAAACAGAGGACACTGACAATTTCTTTTACGAAATAGAGGAAAAGAAAAATGATTAAAAAATGGATTAAATCATTTATTGAAAAATTTTTTGGTAAATTTTGTAAATGTGAAGAAGAAGTGTTGGAATTAATAACACCAATCGTTTGTGAAAAACATCCTGATGGTTATAAAAAAACTTGTCCCGGTTGTAGAGAGGCAGTTTAGTAATGGAGACTGCCAAGATGAACTATTATTTTACGGGCATATTAATTATTTTATTATGTTTGGTAGCATGGGTAGGACCAGCTTACCCAGGTTCAACGCAAACAAATACTTCAGGATCTAACACAGCTATTGAGGGTGGTTATACATCAACTGCTACAACAACATACCAATCTGGATCAAGTTCTAATAGTACAACAAACAGTACAACAAACTCTAATGTAAAATCTGCACCGCCAAGTTCTAGTGCACCATCGTACAACTCTATGACACAAGATGTTTGTGCTGTAGGTGTATCTCTTGGAGTTCAAACATTTGGTTTAGGTGTAAGTGGTGGTAAACACACAATAGATAAGAATTGTGAAAGATTAAAACTAGCAAGAATACTAAATGACTTTGGTATGAAAGTTGCAGCTGTAGCAATACTATGTCAAGACGAAAGAGTCTTTGAGTCTATGATCCAGGCAGGCACACCATGTCCAATAGATGGTAAGATAGGTAAAGAAGCAGAGGCATTGTGGTCTAAGTACGATCATGAAAGACCAGATTATAAAACATATGTAAAACGTATGGATGACAGACAAAAAATTGACGAAGAAGAAGCTAAATTAAAAGCAGAACAAGAAGCAGCAGCAAAATATAAAGAAGATAATTTTATAAAACCAGAGGACTGGCAAGGACCTAGATGAAAATAAGCGAGAATACTTCTGTAAGTATGCCCGTCAAGAATATGATAGGTATAGTTATAGCTGTATCGATGGGTATCTTTGCATACACGGAGCTAACTTCTAGGCTCACCTCGTTAGAGACATCAAGAGAATTATTTCAAGCTGATCTTCTCAAGAAAAGTGAACAACTGCCCACGGATCAAGAGCAGTACATGCTTTTGGAAGCACTTTTTTCTGACGTAGAGAAGTTACAAAAAAATCAAGAGCAAAACATGACAAACAAAGTAAATATAGAATTTACTCAAAAACAATTAGAAAAACTATTATCTGATGTAGAAACATTAAAAGATAAAGTTAGAGCAAACGGGGGTCATTAATGACAGAAATGGTAGTAGCTTTACTTATGATAATAGGAGGAGAGATTAAGGAAGCTCGTATACAGAGTTCAATGTCTGAATGTTTAGCAGGGGCACGCGTCGCTAAACGTGGTTTAAAAGTTGGTGGTAATATAAAATATCAATGTATAAAATCTATGGCAGAGTTAGAAACAAATATTGATGGATCTTTATCAATTAAAAAACTTATATTAAAATGAAATGGTTAATTGCATTTTTATTTTTATTCACTGCAACCCAAGCTGATGTAGTTACAACAGATAACTTACTACCTAATGCAGGTGATGGTTTAGATTGGAATTCTAGTTCTACAGATATAATTAATCCAGGTGGTTCTGGTTATGTAAATAACGGAGACACAATAAATGGGTTTGATGTAACATGTCCTGCATCGCAATCTAACTGTGGATATAAACATGACATCGGTGGTGACTTTGAGGTTACAGGAACAACAACTCTTTCTGTAGATGACATTGCTCTAACCAACAATACTCGTACTCAAGAGATGTTAGACAACGGAATAACTCTTAACAGTTACATTGACATTGCAAACTGTGATCACGAAGCAGGAAACTGTGAAGGTGATACAGGAAACACGGACTCACACACAGTAACAATAGAATTAAAAGACTCAACTGGCACTGTCTTATCGACGACAACACAAACAAGAGTAGACATAGATGGTTTTAAAGGAAACTGTAACGGTTATCCAACATCTTCTTCTGCAGGTGTATCAGCTGATTGTGGTCAATACAACGATCAAGTAATATATAATAATCCAGGATCTAACAAAGCTGATTGGTCTTGGAGTGGTACAGATAATAATACAGGTTCTGCTAGTAGAGGTGGACCAAACTTATTAGGTGCAAAACTTACAATGACATACGACGACACAGTGTTAAATCAAGATGCATCTGATTCTTTAGATCAAGTGCAAGATGATTTAGGAGATCTTGATGAACAAGTGTTTGATGACGTACAAGAATTTTTCTTTGAAGAAAATTTTACATTTAACGAACAACCACCACAGTTTGACATGGAAATGCCTATGCCTATGGAGATGGATAACATGCAGTTTGCAGAAGAGTTTATAGAAGAATTTTTTATGGAGATGGACCAAGAGTTTATGATGGAACCTGAAGGTATGGAAATGTCTGATGGTCCTATGATTTTATTTGTTGACGATCAAATGATGGAAGAGATGTACGAAGAGTCTAATGAGATTGTTGCAACGTTTTTACCAATGATGCCACCAGAAGAAGAGGAGTCATTTGCAAAAGAACCACCTATGATGAAAGAAACATTTCAAGAAGAAGAAATGATAGAAGAAGAACCACCTGTAATGACAGAATCTTTTCCACAAG